CGTAATGGCTCTTTAAGAGTCAATACACTAGCAGTTTGGCTTTCTACAGTGTAGAAGTCATCAGTGCCTTTAGCGGAACCGAAAGTAACGATGTCACCCTCAGCTAAAGATACAGTTGCAGCACCGCCAGCACCATTGTCAATGGTTAACTCAGTTTGCCCGATAGCTTCGTCAGCAGCTAATGTAGCGTCAGTTACCGTAGCCGCAGTGTGGCTAGAACCTTGATTGTCTACAAAGAAGTCGAAACCATACGCACGAGCCATAGCTCCACCTAACTGAATACCAGCATCTCCACGAGTGTTAGCTTGTTGGAAGATGTTTAGGGTAGTCAAGTCTTTTTCTACGAATGGGTCAATAACCATCATTAGGTTATCCGTAGTGAACTTACGAGAAGCCATAATTCTACGAGCTTCTGCAAGGTCATTGTCGTCCATTACAGTAGAGTCAGTGTTGTTGTCAGCGAAAGCTACTTCAAAAGCCTTACGAGCTTCTACTTTTACGTCAGCATTGATTTGGTCAATAAGCTGGTGTAGTCTTGGTACAAAGTGCTGTTGTACTAAGTCAGGAAGCGCAAACTTCTGGTCAGCTTTGTCGATGCTGAAACCAGCATAGTAGTGCTTGTTGATGGTTAATGTCTCTTCGCTAGCATCAGGAGTTCCTAGACTATAAGAACCTGAGTAAGAAGAAGGGGAACCACTAGGCTTTACGGCACGAGTGATGTTTACAGACTTGTTACGAGCTGCAACGAGTCCTTCGATAGATGCGCCAGCTACGTTAGTAACGGCTTTAGATACCATTGGTCGGTCTGGATATTGGTTAGCTAGAGCTACCTCTACAAACGCCTCTGGTTCGTATATATTGAAATTGCTATTAATTGCCATGTCTTTATAAAAGTTAAATTATAGGTATAAGGTTATATTTAGCTTTTGGGTCGCTATGACCAGAACATGACAATTAAGGTTTTGCCTAACCATAAAAGATGGATTTACGCTTGTTCAGCCCAACCGCCTGTTGCTTTCATCGCCCCGAAGAGCTCCTCAGCCTTAGCACGGTCTGCTGGATTAGACGAGCGTACAAGTTGTTGAAACTCTGCTCGGCTAGGTCTTTCACTACTAGCTGGAGTACCACCAGTTGCTCCGCCAGCGCCCACTTTCTTGGGCTTCGCAAATTGTTTAGCAAACTCAACGAGTGAGTTAGCCACTGACTTTCTATTGCCTTGAGCGTCTAGGTCAGGTACACCGTCTTTGACGGCATAAAACTGTCCGTTGCTCTCCTCAATCTCGTACTCGTTATAGAACAGTTGCTCTATATAGTCTTGACGCAAAGTCAGTTCATTATCTTGTTGGAGTGCACCAAACGCTGATTGAAACTCAGTGTTTATGCGGTTCTCCATTTGAGTCATCATTAACTGCTCTTTTGCGGCTTCAGCTTCTTGCTGATATTGCTGTAAGAGTTCTCGCAACTTCTCAGATTCACCCTTCTCTTCTTGTTTAGGTTGAAGGGTTTGTTGTATGCGAGAAAAAGCATCGTCTAATGACTCAACGTTATTCCCCAGTAATTCAGAGAACTTACTAACAACGTCCTTTTCGACCTTACTCTTTCCTTCGTTGTATGCACCCCGAAAGAACTTGTCTTTGTCGAACTCTGGTTGTGATTGTACGGTGTTTTGTGAGGTTGTCTCCTCTAGTGTTGAATCAGGAGCTTCAACTTGCTCTATGTTTTGTTCGCTCATAATGTGGTTATAAGTTAATTATTGCTCGCTTTGTGTTTCAATACCAACTTGTGCTTGGCGTTGAAGTTCTTCTTGTGGTAGAATATCCACTAAATTTCTTAGGTCAGTAGCTGTTTTAGGCATACCATACTCATTAAAGTGTTGCATTACCTCTTCAATATCCTCTTGAGGCATAGAGCGCTTGCGCATATATTCCGCAGTTAGCTTCTTGATGAGAGGTAGAGACATGGCGTGATACTGCATACCTTCGGTAATGTCTTGGAATATCTCATCGGCACTAGACAGGTCATAATGCTTAGAGTAGGTTACACCGTATCCCTCGTAATCCTCGTCACGAACCTTAGCCATTCTTCTTAGAACCTGCATCTCTATCATTTCCATGTCCATCGCTGTAGACGCTAGTAGCCCTTGTTCTTCTACGTTATCAAATCTCTTAGCGGAGCCCGACACATTGCTCTTAACAATGGACTTGTCCCGAACCTGAGCCATAGAGAAGATGAGCGACATTAAATCACCAAAAATTACGTCTCTAAGGTGCTGAAGACCCTGCATATCTGCTTGGTACAACATATTACTAGGTATTTGCTGGTCATCAGGGATGATGATAGCCATACCTACACCCTCTTTAATGGTTCGAGAGTCGTACTGGTCATCATCAGCGACACCAGCTAGGCTTCGAACAATGGAATCTGTGAGAACAGGAATAGGATGCCCGAACAGTTCAGAACCCTTCTTTAGATCATAGAACAACTCAGAAGAGGCTAGATACATACCTTTTAGGCAATATCTACGTGGCTTACCTACGATGAATGAACTGTTAGCATCCGTCTGACCTTTGAGTAGCGTGGCTGGAACCTCACCAAATGGATTAGGTATTTCCAACGTCTTTTGTTTCTTCCCATTCTCCTCAGTATACACGCAGATGTACTCAGGTGTGTAGGCGGTCCACTTATGCTTCTTAACGTTGTCTAGGTCATAATACATTTGACGAGTAACAAGCAACGTGAGAGCGCCTTGATTCACTTGAAAGTTCCATATTTCGTGAGGACGTACAACAAAGTTGTAAGGGACTACGTTGCCGTTTGTGTCGGTAACAGGGTTGCCGTTACCGTCCATCATAAGGTCAGTAATTACTGCACCAAAACCCAAAACCTCTTTTACAAATAAAACCTTGTCTCTATAGAACTCGGTAATAGAACACCCTGCATCATCAAAGTTAGACTCTTTCCATCGCCAAAAGTCTTTGTTTTCAGGGTACAACCTGTTGACATTATTTTCATCATAGATACGTTGTTGCGCTGATAAGAACTTTTGCTCCAACGGAAACAACTTCATTCGCTTTAAGCGCTCTCTATATTCGTCATCGGACTCAATGGTAGACTGCTCGATAATATAAGACTTATCAGAGAATACAGTGCTAGATATGGCAGTATACTCATCATACTCAGCCTGAAACCAACTGTTCATTATTTTAGCCCTGTCTAATACAACACTAAAATAAGGGTGTCTTAATTCCTTCATTATGATGTCTTCAACAACATCTAGGGATACTGAGTATAATTTTGAGGTATCTATCATTTTCTAGAGAATTGTAGGGCTATAGCTACGGCTTGTTGACGAGTGTAGCCCTCTTTGATAAGTTGTCGAATATTTTTCTGTATAACATCTGGAGACGATCCACGTTGTAATGGCATAATACATCACCATTTTACTTTGTTTGCCCAATATGCCGCAGACATTTTGCCTTTAGCTATATTTTTAGCGTGTCTAGCCTTAAAAGACTTACGCCTTGCTTTACCAACTTCGGTCTTAGGGTTCTTACCTGCTCCACTCACACCTTGTTGACCAAAGCGTATCGTTTTTATCTTGTTGCCCACCTTGGCAACAACCACATGTGACTTAGTAGGATGATTAGGGGTGCGTTTAGGCTTGTTGTAGCCAGACACCCCTGCTCTAGTTAATCTTGAATCTTTCTTCTTAGTCATGGTGTCAAAAATATGATTATATCCTACCAAGATTCAATACTAAAGTAAAGTATTGACTTTTATCGTAATTCAGCCATAAGTTTGACGCAATTATGGCAGAAGTTAGCGTAACACGTACATGGGCGCCGCATTTCCTTTTTCGTTACGCCAAATAGCATAATCTGTAGCGTCTGACATGTGTCCACGGTCTCCATTGTCTATTTTTAGCCCTTTGTCATCAACTATGGAGTACATATAGTCTTTTATTACGTTTTCGCAACGTGTATTAACTAATAAGCGCCTTTCGCCATTGACTCCTGCATAAATAACATTGTTTACCTTGTCTACACGTATTTTTCGTTTAGGGTTTTGTACGTCTAACTCGTTTTTATAGGATATATTGTTCTCTTCAAACACTTCACGCACATAGTCCCAATCGTTTTTACCGATACGACCATAATTACCACTTTTTTGGTTGGACGTGTTGTCTCCAGCCAATAAAACCTTTGAGATTCGCCATTTTTGCAACAAATCTACTGCCTTTTGTGCTTGTTCAGTGGTTAGCGCTTCTTTCGAGAATATTTCGTCAAAAACAACATACTGCTTAAGGCCATTACGAGCCTTTTTAACCTGGAGCAAAGCCCAGCAATGAGGAGACCTGTTGAAATCAGCACAAAGCCACACAGCATAACTAGGGTCGTAATCGACAGCCGTAAGATTGCCATCAGGGTAATGATTGTAGCCGTCAAAATGTTTGTAAGCTTTCCTAGTAGGATCATCTGTTTCCTCGCTCATTTCGTACCCCAACTTATACGAAAGAAAGTCCATCGCTTCTTCTTGGAGTAGCCGTTGTTTACTGTGATTGGTTTCCCATAAGGGTATTTCCCATACCTTGTCAGGCTCTCTCATATACTAAAGATAGATTTAAGTGCGCTGTCAGGATCTATAAAAAAGATGGGGACACCCATTTCAGCACCCTCTGATACAATGGATAATGCACCTGATTGGTGTTCGTGTAGTGTTTTAAGGTTGTAAGTGAGTATGCCCCATCTGTTTTCAATACATTTGCTCATAATTTCATCTATTTTATCTGAATAACCACCTTTTTGAATTAACTCCCAATGCTGTCCCATCATTTTTGCACCAATCATTGAAAGAAAATTATCCATCTTTTCCTTTATAGAGTCTATCTCTTCCTGCTCTATGTCTGTAGAGAATCTAGCGTATATAATTACTTTAGGTTGTTCCATTGTTCCACTTTGTATCCAGTTTTATCTTCTTTTACCGAAATCTGCAACACATTAAAGATTCCAGACTTCATTAAGCGACTATTAGCGTCATTAGGATGGTATGGCGTACACACACTCAAAACAATACCTTTATCGTGTACACGCTTAATCCATGTGTTCGATACTTTGTTCCACACCGTTTCTCTGCGAGCCGTAGATATTCTATCTTCATCGTTGGCAACGTCATCAAGTATTAATACCCCTGCACGTTGACCTGTGGTTTGGGTTAGCACAGCATATGCCTCATAGGTGGGGTTACCAGTACGGTTGCGGCTCTTAACAATGATGCGTTGCGTAGAGCCTGTGTCGGTACGGTCAAACTCAACAGGATTGAAATTGTATTCACGACACCAATACTTATACTGGTCACTCATAAACAAAGCCCTTAACGATAAAATACGCTTGGTAGATATGCCACCGTCCGCAGACACGATTAAAGTTTCTAGTTCGTGTTTACGAGTGGTTAAGTAAGCAGACAAGCCAATTGGAACTTGTTGAGACTTTCCTGTGTTGTAGGGCGCTCTAATTAACGCATTCAAACGAGAATTTAGTTGTTGCGCATGCATTTGCCAATCAAATATAGCTTTCTGCATGGTCAAGTGTATTTGAGCCTGGCTCACCTTAAAACCGTCCTGATCGGCCAAACAGTTTTCTATAAATGAATTGCGTAACTCTAACGAGTCAGGTGGGGGTTCGTGACCTATAATGTTGACTAATAAGTCAGACCAGTTATTTGTCTTGTTTTTTTGAGCCATAATGTTCCTTACACAAGGAACACTGCTTTTGACACTTGCGCTTGCCGCTTATTTGGGCAACGCACTTAAAGTTATTTAAGCTTGAGTCTTTCATTCTCTTTCTCAAGAAATTCAACTTTAATACGCAATGCAGACACTTCCTCTGTTAATTTTAACACTTTATCTCGCAAATCATCCTTTTCATCAGATGACTCAGCCAACAACTTTTCAAGGTTGCGGACTCTGTTCTTTAAATCGTCACGG